ACCTGATCGTGTCTGCTGGATGACGGCAACCAGTTCCTCGGCACTCAACCCGGCATCTTTCAGCGCAGGGCCGAACTGCTTCACCTGGGACAAGAAGTCGCCGTTGATGTCAGCACCAGCGGCAAAGCCTTTGTTAATGATGTCGTTTGCCTCTTCCCACGATACACCGAACTGGCCGACAAGCGTGTCGGTCGCTTGCAGGGTCTCCTTGAAATCTTTACCGAACGTGTCGGCTGTCGCTTGGATGGAATCACGGATGGCGTTCATCGCAGGCCCTGTTTGGCCAGTGAACTGCTGCGTCAGTCGTGATGCCTCGGCGAGCCCGTCGTTGTACTCCTTCCAAAACGAGAACGCCATTCCAGCACCCGCAATGCCCGCAATGGCAAGGAAGACAGGGTTGGCAAGCAGTGTCATGAGTGTCTGACCCAGTGCCATCGCGTTGGCATTCACGATACCCAGTGCGCCACTGACGGATGTTGCGCCGCCAGCCATGCCCATCAACGACGATGCAAAGCGACTGTTGCCCGTGATTGCTTGCGTGATGGCGGCTTGGTAGTTGCCCACGTTCAACTGCATCTTCCCCGTCTCGGCTTGCAACGCCTTCATGCGCTCATAGACTGCCTTGCTCTGGTCAATGTACGCCTTGTTGCGCTGCCTCTCTGCCGCATCCATCTCGTTGATGCGCTTTTTCATCTGCGTGTAGGTCTGCGACAGCTTGTTGTAGCTGGCCGTGTTGATGTCAATCTGCTTGACCTCGGCTCGGTCAGCCTCCAGCTTTTTCTTGATTTCAGTCGTTAAGACCTTCATCTCACCGTTGAGCTGGGTGGTGACGGTCTTGTTCTTGGCCATTGCGTCACCGTACTGCTGCTCGGTGATGGCACCTGCCTTGAGTGCCTTATCAAGTTCTTTCTGCTCGTCCTTCAGTTTCTTGATTTCGGCAAGATAGGCACCGACATCCTTGATGCCTTTTTCGTAATCGACATTAAGTTTGAGAATGGTTTCAACCTGTTGGGTTTGGGTCGGCATTTAAATTTCCTCCTGTTGTTTTTTGAGTTTGAGTAATTTCACCTCTGCCGTGCCGTTGCCTTTGACGGCCATTTCAAGCACGGCGAAATAGGCCGAATGCTGGCGAAGATATACGGCCCTAGATTCGTCGAAGTTGGCCAACTCGACATCATTCATGCGGATGTTCTCGGTCACGATCACGGGTCGTGACAGCGACTCTGCAAGATGGCCGTATTTCTCCTGTATGATGCGTTTCATGTCCATGTCGAAGATGCCGACAGCCTCGCCATTCTCGCCTCGCATGAGTTGCATGACCCTCGGCTGGACTTTCTTGTACTTGGTCTCGGGGACTCCGTTCTTCACCTCGGTGGCGTATAGCGGCACGTTGTTGTTGTCGCTTGCTGCAAACGGGAACGTGAAAATCTCCCTGTTCTGTTCCAGCGCATCGTCGTTCACGTCGATGCTTCCGTCGTAGTCGCCAGCCACGGTGCCATCCTCTTTCCACCGCCACCAGTTGTGCTGCGCCCATCCATTGACGGCGAACTCGTTCTGCCGTGCCGTGGGAAGGTTATCCATGTCGAACACACGGTTGCTCCAGTCCACGGCATTGTCCCAGTCGAACAAGGCCGACACAGGTTGCATGATGAGTTGGCCTGCGGTAGATTTCTGCACGGGGAAATATCCCGTGACTGCCGCAAGGAATTTCACCAGGTCAATCGGCTTGATGTCGGGCAGGTTGCCCTCGACGGGGAACAACTGCCCAGGCTGCACCTCGTTCTCTTTGCCGACAATCTCGCTGACATATATCGGCCCGCCCTGGATATGGATGTCGGCAGCGATTTCTGGATTGGTCACGCCGTTGGTAATCGGTGCAATCCTCATGGCGATAATATCACCGACGGCCATTTCCACGTTCAGCCAGCCTGTGACGTAGAGCGTCAGTTTCCCCGAGACGATTTTGTCTGCAAGGAACGTCATGCCTTCAGGCAAAATTTGGCACCAGTGCCAGTCGTTGCCGACACGAAGGCCGAGCGAATAACCGTACCTGGCTCGCATGACGGGATACGACACACGCACAAGGTCGGCCTCGTCGATGTACATCACGAACTGATAACGGATGAGGCCAGAAAACGCTGTTGCACACGTCAGCTGCGTGGATGCTGGGCTGCTGGTGGTCTCGGCGATGATAGCTGAATTGCGCGTCACTTTGAAACGGATGAAATTGCCGTTCAAGCCGCCCGTCGTTTGAGGGTCGCTCGCCGTGGCGGTGAATCCGTTGTTATAGGTCGTTCCGTTGGGTATTTTCGACACCAACGGCACAATCATCGTGCCGATGTCGTCCATAGCATCGCCCCAGTCAATGGATGCCCCGTATTGCGATTCTAACAGGTTTAGAATCCACGATACTCGCACGGACGGGTGCAGATATGATGATGCACTTAAAATCTCCGTATAATCGAATTTTTCGTCCCCCATGACGATGTGGGTGTGGTAGTAGTCGTTCACGCTGCCGTGAAGTTCCGTGTCCAGTGCGGCATAGAAAACGTCGTTGACAAGTGCCTCGTTGAATGTGTTGACATGGGGATCTTGGTGGAACTCGATGTAGGCAGGTGTCTCAATGTCTGCCAGCGTATCGTCACCAGTGAGAAGGGAATCCACAGCCGTGCGGACTCCCCAAGTGATGGCGATGTTGATTTCATCGTGCGTGACCGACACAAGCCGTCCAAGGCCATCCTGGATGATGGGAATGCCGTCACGGATGAACTCAACGCCGTGAAATGTGTAGGGGAACTCGCTATCCACCTGCACGACCTGTGCCTGTTCTATGATGCGCATATTGTGGACGGTGAACGGCAATGTGATGGTGAATGAACGGTTGCCCTTGAACTCAGCCGCCCCGGTGAGCAGGTTGGAAACGATGCTGAATGTCACGTTTGTGTTCTCGTTGATGTCGGCCAACTGGCCGTCGATAAATAGCTGCTGAATCATAACGTCTGCGTCGGGATTTCTGGTAAAACGAGGTTACAAACAAAGTCCTGTTCGGGTTTCTTCACGTCTTTTGTGTACTGCCCGGCCTCAACGGTGACTGCTGTCCACTTGGCCCCTGTACCTTGCCCATAGAGATACATATCAACGGCAGGTGACGTGGTGATGTCCTGTAACATATCGAACACCTCTTGCGTGACCAAAGGTGCGCAGATGGGCTGGATGTCGGTGCGTGTAAACGACTGGCGACGGCCACTGCCGCCCTGCCACCATGTCTGCTCGTCGTAGTCGGCATAGTTGTTGTGATACCAAAGTCCGAAACGTGATGCGGCCTGTCGTGTCGGGTCACCGGCCTTGAAAAGCCAGTAACGCCACATCCCGAAACGGTCAACCCAACGCAGGTAGATGCCCTCGTCGGTATCGTCGGCTGTTATGGTGTATTCACGCACCCAAACGATGTGGCCGCTGCGAGAAAGTGAACGCTCAACGGTGAACTCGTCTAAACTGGATGAAATCGGCACGTTCACGACTGATGGCGATGCAGGGATCGTCACGGCCTCGTTGTCACCGACGACGATAGAACCAGCCGTGCCAGCATACACGCCCACCGTCAACGGGAAATACCTGAACCATTTGATGTTCTTCAACCCGCCGTAGTTCTCATTGACACCAGTGCCACCCCAAAGGCAGAAGATAGACAGGTTGAACTGCGCCAATGAAGTGCTGCTCTCGTCAAGTGCGATGATGGTGATGTTGACAAGCTTGCCCAGCTCGCTCACCTTCATGGCGGTGTAGTCGATGTTCTTGCCTATCTGCAAGTCACTGAACATGACCTGTAGGAATTGGCGCAGGTCAAGGATGCCGCCGTCTGGGGTCTGGTATGTCGCCTGGTAATTCTGCCCGCCGTAGTTGACAAAAACCCTCGCCCTCGCCATTGTCCCCGTCAACGAGAAGATGCACGGGTTGAACACCATGCACGGCTCGTTAGGGTATTTCAGCGTGATGCCGTTGATTGTTTGTGTTGCCATTTTATTGTCTCCTATGATTGTGGTGCGTTGAGCTTGATTTGTTGTGTCACTGCTGCGACATAGATGCCGCTCAGACGAGAGTTGATGCGCTCGATGGTAGTTGGTATCGCCCGACTGTAAACATCGTCTCTTCCGCCATCCCTGTAGAGCCTGGTGCCTTCCCTGCGGATGGTGCGGCTGATGAAGTAGGCCATCGTTCGGTCACCCCGTTCCTGTTCGGTGTACTTGTGGGGTCGGCTGGTCTTGTACGCAATGGGGTCTGCATGGATGCCTTTGGCTTGCATCCAGTCGTAGATGATGGCCTCGAAGTTGCGTGGCACACGGCCACCCCTGCGGCCAGTCTCCAGCGTGCCGAATGCACGACGGCCAACGAGTTCACCGATAGGCCCAGACACCATCACGGCCATTGATGCCGCCGTCTTACCCGATGCCCACTGGCCCGTGCTGCGGATGTTGTTGATGATCGTGGCCTTCAGTGTCCCCAGTTCCTCAGTGAGAATCTGCGACACCTGTACGCCGCTTATGACCGTTCCATCGTTCAGCATGAGCCGTTGTCCTCGATTTCAAGGGTCAGCATGACACCCGTGACGATGCTTGCCAACTGGTTATAGATAACGTCGTAGTTCCACGACACCACCCACTGGAAATATCCGCTTTGGTTGGCGATGCGGATGAAGTCCTTGGCAGCCTCCTTCATCCGTTCAAAGACCTTTCGCTGGTCTTCCCCTGATGCGTCACGGGCAACCTTGTCAACGAATGCCACCGAGACGAACTCACGGTCATAGATGCGCCCGGTGCGCTCATGCACTCGCATGATGCCACCGATGGGTAGGATATGCGCGATGGCGGGCAGCTTGGCACGGCTCACGGCCTGGTCAACGTCCCACCAATCATCGAAGATGTAACTGAACTGCGGGAAATGCTTCTCGCAGATTTCCTTTATTGCTTGGTCTATCGTCATTTCTTTTTCCTCCTTGCCTCGTTAAGTGATATCTCGTTTAATCGTCGCTGGTACTGCTCGACCTTGTTATCCATGTCCATGCACTTGTATATCCTCATCCACGGCACGGTCAACACCTCGTCATGGTTGGTGATGCCCATGCGTTTGGCATACCAGTCCAGGATGCCGAACAAACCGAACTGGAGTTTCTCCACACCCGCCTGTTTCTCCTTGGCGGTCGGCTTGGTCTGCACCTGTTCAAACAGGCGGTTGATGTGCTTGACTTGGCCACCTATCCACGACAGGAACGACACGACCTCGGTAGCACGGCATTTGTCCGTTTCGGCCTTGTCCATGCCCAGCACGATTTCGATGATGCGGTAGTCGGCCTCTGCACCGCTTGCCTCGCCGATTTCTATCAGTTGGCCGATGGTCAGCCCGTTCAGGTTCTCGGGACATTCCGTCTCGCCGATGTAGGCTGGCCGTTCGAAGTCATCGGGGATGGTGTAGCGGCAATGCCTTGCCACCACTCGCCAATAGCCGTATGTCGTGTTATTGTCCATACTGATACAGGTAGGTGTTGTTATACTTTGCCGTGCCTCGCCGTTGCTGTTGCAGTTTGGCCGTGACCAAGTAGCGCAGTGCATCCAGTGCGTGGTCAAAGTGTTCGCTCTTTGCTGGCTCGTTCTTCAGTTCGCCCGTCACCTCGTCCTCTGCCCATCGGTAATTGCGCAGTTCTCGGATGATGTTCAGGCTGCGTTGCGTGACGTGCAGTTTGTAACGCTGCACCACCTGGATGCCGTTGCGCACGGAGTCGGCACCCTTGACCGATGGCTCGATGTTGCGGATACCGTAGTTGCGCAACTCGGCAATGCTTTTCGGCTCGGCACTATCTGCCACGATCACTCCGTTCTTCCCTGTCAGCGACTTGGCGATGCGGTCATTGGTCAGGCCGGGGGCATACAATTCCTCGTCGATGTAAAGTTCCCCGTCCATGATGTACACTGCCACGATGCTTGTCGGGTCTGCCTGATAGCCAAAGTCAAGACCACGGCCAACCAGTCGGGCATTTGCAGGGATGTCCCTGCATTGTTCCCAATCGGTGTAGATGAGGCCCTTGCGGTTGCCTGTCTCGCCAAGTCCGTACACCTTCCACCAACGCTCGTCGTTTCGGTATGCCTCAATAGCGGCAATCTGCGTATCGCCCAGGTACGGGTTATCCAAGTAGGTTGTCACTATCTCGGTGGTGTCCTCACGGGTGTTGAGGTTTTGCTGCTCATACCAAAACTCGCTGTCGGGATTCCAGTCGATGATGATGTTTCGTGTCGTGCGGACATCCAACTGGCGGAACACCTCCCAGTCTATGCGGTTCGCCTCGTTGACGAACAGGATGTCCCTGCGTGAGCCTTTTACCTTGCCCCAGTTGTCGGCAGCGAAGAAACGTATCTCGCTCCCGTTGGGAAACGAGTAGATGCGGTCGGTGCGGTTCAGTTCGTAGTTACGGCCTTCAATGAGTTGGTCGTTGGCTGCGATGATTTCCTCGAAGTCGTGCAATGCACCACGCTTGAGGTGCGGCAGCGACTCGCTCACCACGTCAAACGTGCGGGTGACATACAGGGCAATGTTCAGCATCATTTTCAAGATGCTGTACGTCTTGCCTGAACGGGTGCCGCCTTTGTTGGCAATGAGTCGTGTTCCCTTCGCCAGTTCGTTTGCCGTCACCCCTGCAATCGTCTTGCCCGTTATGTCGTTGCCGTTAATCCTCATCCTTCATCTTCTTCAGTGCCGATTTTTCCATCTCGTCAGCCGTGACGATGACCATGCCGCCCTCGATTTCGTGTTTATGCTCTTCCTTGATGACCAGTTCGCCCAGCGTGTCGAGGATGAGTTTTGCCGCCTTGACATCGCCCTTGCGTGCCTTCAATAACAACTGCATCGTGATGGACTGCTGGACGGTCTGCTTGCGGCCAGTCAACGGGTTGATGATGGGTTGCCCGTCCTTGCCCTTGTCGGTCAGCGGCAGCAACATCTCCAGTTCGTCTCGAAACTGACGCTTGCGGCGGCGGGAACGTCCGCTGGCCTTGCCACCGTTGCGCCCATGCTCAGCCGCTTCCAAACCGCTTTGAAACTGAGTGCCTTCCGTATTTTTCAAGTTGCTCACGTTTCAATCCTCTCTGCTTTTTGTCCTGTCAGTTTCTCCCATCGTGCGATGATGACATCGCAGTATTGGGGGTCGAGTTCCATCATGCGGCACTTTCTGTTGAGTTGTTCTGCTGCGATGATGGTTGTGCCGCTGCCACCGAAGGCATCCAGCACGATGTCACCCTCTTTGGTGAAGTCACCAATAATCTCGCCAAGCATCTTGACGGGTTTTGCGTCGGGTGCACTCTCTTTTCGTGTTCGCCCTCCCTTATCATACCAACCCAAAGTTGGTGATATACACGGATAGGTGTATGAAACGAACACCAAGCCATCTCTGCATCCGAAAACGAGTTGCGGATGCCCGTCTCGCCACGCTTATCCCAAACGAGCCAAGAGTCACTAAACGGCAAAAATTTGGTGAAGTAGTTACCGCCAAATATAACCTGCTTGTCGCTGAATTCGCTAATTATGGAGTAAGATTTCTCTGCAGTGTCAGTTGTATCGTCTGCAATTATCTTTTTGTATTGACCATGTTCTACGACACCGAAATTTGAGTTTCCAAGAACTCCGTTATCTTGGACTACATCAATTCCGTAAGGTGGGTCAGTGATGGCGATGTCTGCCCGCTCATCACCCATCAGTTTGGCGAAGTCCTCCTCGCTGGTCGAGTCACCGCACATCAGCCGATGCTCGCCCAACTTCCACACCTCGCCACGCTTGCAGATGGTCTCGGTGACCTCGCT